GCCACATTGATACGGGTCAACGTCCCCGGATACCGGGGGGCCAACTTAGCGAGGTGCATACGGCCCCCGCGCTCCTCATAAACCTGCTCAAAGAACATCACACCGTACTGCAACGACAGAAGAGCCTGCTGCAAGTGCTCAGTCCACGACACACGCCCACGCCGACGCGCCACCGGCTCCTTGGGAGAATCACCCAACACCGGAAGACGCAGATCCTCCGACACCAACGCCACAACCTCATCCGGTGCGCCGTTCGGGTCCAACCGCCAATCGGCACGCTCAATCGGCAACCACAAAGCATTCAACACCGAAGTAACCTGAGCATCCTCACGCCCCATCTTCGCAAACACCGCAGCCGAATGCGGAAACCGAAGCTCCCAATTATCCTCAGCCGTAATAGCGCCCTTAGACGAAATAGCGTGGCCGATCTCCGGCGTACGCCTAGAATCGGAGGTTGGCGACAAATTGCGAACCTTCCGAGGCTGAAATGGATTCCACATGCCCCACGAACCTCCTTGTCTTTTTCACGTCCGGCGCATCCACCGGAATCTCAAACTCAACTAGCCCCCACAACGCGAACGACGCAGCGACGAGCACACTGACCACCGGGGCGGTATGCTGAAACGCACGATCACCCCGAGACCCCTGACGGAACTCCGCGACCTCCAGAGCATCCCCCCACCGGGGATCCCCATCATGTGTCAACGCGCCCTCGCGGAACATCGTCAACAGCAGCTCGCACGCCGCCGTGACCTTCCCCCAGGCGATCTGCTCCGGCTCCACACCAGACTTCGTGAGCGGGTCCAACAACGTAGCGCCGACACCCTTCGTCTCAATGACCACCGCCACCGGATCGTTCTTCGCCACCGTCCTAGCAACCGAAGCGACAACCTCATCCCGGTCAAACACCGACACAGGGGCAAGGGACAAATGCACGCCCCTATCGGTACGCAGCGCGGCAACCATGCCAACCCCCGCACCCTCCGGCGCGACATCCAACCCCACGCAACAATCACCGACAACACTCGGGCGAGACTCCGCGACCGCCTGCCACTCGACAGGATCAACCACAAACTCCCTGCCCTCATCCTCATCACCACGCGGATACCACTCACCCGTGCCCAACGACTCGACCGTGAACACCGCCCGCAGCTCCGGCGACTTCCCCGCAGACTTCGCCGCAGCCCGGATCTCGCTCAACTGCACACCAGGCCCACGATCCACCAAGGAAGGGTTAGCGATGCGCCACGACTGCTCCACGAGAGGATCGGCCCCCTCGGGCATCGACCACTCCTTGAACAGAATCCCGTCCTCGCCGTCAATGCCCGCCCACCGCTTAGCCGAGAAGATCGCGCCGTGCATATGCTCCCACCGATTCACCGGCGACGAGATAAACACCTTCTGCGCATTCTCCACAGCAGCCGTCGTCGAGTTCATCGCAGCGAACACCTCGACCGGAAGGTCGTAGCACTCGTCAAAGATCAGCAGATCGATCGTCCGACCACGGCCCGTCTTCTTCGTCCTCGTACGGAACACCGCCGACGCACCATTCGGGAAGTGGATAGCCTCCTTGCCGTTCGACTTCATCAGCTCCGGCTCACCCTCGAACTCATCCGCCCACCAGCCCATCAGGTCCGGGTGCTCCGAGATCACATCCCACAACCGGCCCATAGCGTCCAGCGCCGTTTCCATCAAGTGCGCCGTGTGGTAGATCAGCCGCTCACCGAACAAGAAGATGCCGGCCAACTCACGGGCAACCAGAACCTCGCCCTTACCGTTCTGGCGGGCAACAACCACCGCAACCTCACGAGCCGACCACAACCCCGACTCATCCGTCCGGCACATATCCCGCAGCAAATCCTCCTGCCACGGGTACAGGGTCAGCCCGCAGAACCTGGCGAACTCCACCGCCTCATCGCCCCGCGCAACATCACCATCGGGAACATGAGACAAGCGAGGCTCACGGATGCCAAGCAGCGCCACCCGCTCACCCCCCTCACTCCACAGCCCTCAACGACTGGAACTTCCCACGACCAGACGAAGCCGACGTGCGCTTACGCTCGCCAAACAGGTCAGGCCGGGCAGTCGTCCACCGCGCAATCTCCGCACTGCACTTCTGTTCGATCAGAACAGCCGGGTTCGGGACCAACGAACCGTTCACCTCGACCGTCACACCCCGCTCCCTGATGATTTCTTGGGCCTCCAGCGCCGTCGAAACCAGCCCGTCGAAGATCCGAACAATGTCCTCATCAGAATTACTCACTGTGTGGCCCCCTAACGGATTGAAGGAACAAGACTGACAACGTCACCTAGCAGCGCTAAAAGCCCGTCAGAAGGGCCATGCAAGGCCGTACAGGGGCATTGTGGAACTACGGGGAGAGAGAAACGAGATAGCGGAGCGGCGGGGCCGAGTCAGGCGGGGCACCCCCTCAATATTTTGTGGGGTGGGGTCTTAGGTTGTCCACATGTTGTGGTTTGGGTTGCCTATCCCCAGGTGAAGCCGTCTGGTTCGTTCGATTCGGCCACCTGTTCGTTTCCGGGTTGGCGTTCGTCGTGCCCTGCACCTCGGCTACGGTTACATGCCCTGTGCAGTAGGCGGTCAGCGTCCCCTGGCCCGTGGTGCTTCAGGTCTCGCGTGTGGTCGGCTTCTAGTGCCGCGCCGTCGAAGTTCTTGGCGGGGTCTTTCCACATTGGGCGTTGGCACCATTCACACGGTGTGCCGTCTTTCATGTTGAACATGAGGCGTTTGCGTACTTGTTGGTGCCTGTGATCGTAGCCGCGTTGTGCTGCTGTCTTCGGCTTGTCTCGGTCGTACCATGCGGCTGCGACCTTCAGCATGTGCGGTGGCCGCTCGGCCTTACACCGTCGCATGACTACAGCCTTGCCGGGGTCGATGGTGCGGATCTCCGCTCCGGCTTGCCTGTACTTGTCGAGGGTCTTAGCAGACGGCGTGCTGTCTACTATCCACACGTCTGTGGTGTTGGCGTGCTTCACGGCTTCCGTGATGGCTGCTCGTCGTGCGGCCTGTGTCACTGCCTTCACCGTGTCGGTGTGCGTGTGGTTGTCCACAGTCTCGCCGGCGATTGTGTTGGCGATTTCGTCGTAGTCGATGGTGATGTCGCCGGGTTGCCGGTGGTCTCGTATGTAGGTGCTCTTCCCTGCGGCGGGGGGACCGGTGATGATGTGTAGGGGGATGGTGTGTGCCCTCCCCTCTGGTGTTGTAGGTGCCCCCCCCTGTTCGATGAGAGGGGGGGGTGTTGTGCGTGCCGGGGGCTTGAACCCCTGGTGCCTGCCTGTCACGCGCCGTGATGGCTGGCGTTGTCGGGTCTCGTCGTCCGGCGAGGATCACCGACAGCCGCGCTTCCTACCATCCGCAAACGGCAGGTTCGTGCGCCATCCGGGACTCGAACCCGGGTCTCCAGCTACTTGCACTGGTGCGAACCAACTTCGCCAATGACGCTGCCCCGCGTCCGGGGCGTTCCCTAGTTCCGCGTACGTCACCAGGGCTTCGGCGTATCCGTAAGGATTACCGGTAACAATGGGGCACCTGCCTGTAGCAACCAGTACCCCTCGGTTCAGTGAGCATGACCACGCTGACTGAACCCTGCGCGATGGAGGGGAATCGAACCCCGCACTGCCCGGAGTGACCGGCCAATCTGCGACCTTTGCAGCACCGCTAACCTACGGGTAACGACTCCAAAAACGCTGACCAGTCCGGGGACGGTCAGGAGCAAAGCCCCCTCGGCTAGCAGGGAGGGGGTGGTACTTCTAGCAGGATTCGAACCTGCACTGAACGGGTTTTGAATCCGTTGCCTCTGCCATTGGGCTATAGAAGTAGGTGCCTTGCGTTTACAGTCCGTGATCCGGCGGCAACAATCGTTTGTCCGGTGTCGGCTTGCGTAAGCGTTTGGCATGAACCCCGGCAGGAGGACCGGGGTAGGAGAACCACAGAAGGAGAAGAGGTAAGGGTTTCAAGTCTTCCCTGAAAACCTTACCCAATTATTATAGCACGGGTTTAGTGAGGGTCCCTCTATGCATATTCTCTGTCTTTATTTTCGCCATCTTCATCACATCGTCCAAGCAGTATTGGATTGGCCCTCCCTCGGTTAAGCACCGAATCACCCCTTGATATCTCCAGTCTCGAATCGTGTAGACAGATCTACCGCAGAGTTTCGCGGCCTCTTCCGCGCTGCCCCATTCCGGCGCTTCCGTCGGGTACATCTCGTGGTACAGGTCTCGCACATGCTCCCACTCGTACAGCAACCATTCCACCCCCTCTGTCTCCACAACCTCAGCCGCATATGCCTTCAGCCGACTCACAATCGGGAACAACGGTGCGAGGTAATCTTCCCCCGTGTGATTGCCGAACAAGTCGAACTCGTCCTCGTCGTGGCCGATGAGTCGCAGTCCGATGCACTTCCCCCGGTTCGTGAACCACAGTGGCCGCAGGCTAACAGGCGGGATAGTTCCCCGCCGCATACAGGTGAGTGCAATGTTCCCCAGGCACGCCGCCTCAGTGTCCGCTAGGTCCATCATCGCATCGTTGCAGGGACTCTTTGGGCCGAACCCGCCGAACGTTGGGGTGTCGCTGTATCCGATCCCGCCTCGTTGGATTCGTGCCCGGTGTCGCCGGATCGCGTCGATGGTGTGATCCAGGTGTTGCCTAAGCTGCTGCGCGTCCAGTCTCCGCCTCCTCAATCATCCCGGCGAGCGTCTTACGTACTTTCGCCGGGGTCCATTTCTCGTTGATCGTTGTTTTCCCCCACACGTGGTACGGCTTCGTGTGGGTGAGGGTGATCCCTAGTTCCCCGGTGTTGCTGTTGAGTACGGTCACCCACCATTTGTTGCCGTCTGGCGGTGCGGGTAGTAGGTCCGCTACTGACTTCATGCGTTCTCCTCTGCGTACTTCGCTGCGGCGAGGTAGATCAGCGCAACCTCGCGCAAGCGGTCTGGCGAGTCCAGGGTCATCGCCCCGTTGTCGTAGGACCACAACCCCTCGTCGGGATGGAATGCGACCTCGCCGCCCCACTCGACCCACCCGTCATCCTTCACGGTCGGCTCTGGCAGATCCGGTGCAATCAGCCCCTCATCCCGCAGTCCCCTTGCGAGGAGCCGGTACCCTCCGAGCACTTCCCGCGCCCGCTTGTAGTTGTTCATTTGTTCTCCTTCGTCTCGATGCGCGTATCCCGGAACACGAGCAGGCCCAACACAATCGTGATGAACACAGGCCCGAACCCCACCTCATGCCCGAACTCTGCGACCAGTGGGCGAATCCCCCACTCGACAAGCGCGGCGGCGAGCAAGCCCTGGAGCACTGCGACCGCGATAATTAGTGCTGCTGATTCCTTCATTTGTTTCTCCCTCGTTTAGATGAGCGTGACGGGTATGCGCTCCCCGCCTCCCGCTGGTTACAGTGCGCAGGACTCGCAGAACCCGGCAGCGGTACCCTCCACAGCGGTGCCCGTCATGGCCGGCTGTTGGATGCGGATGTAATAGATCCCCTTACATCCCTTGCGCCAGGCGTAGATCCGTGCCCGGTCGAGATCGCGGGTGGTTGCGGTATCGGGGACGAAGATCGTCAACGACTGCCCCTGGTCCACCCAATGCTGCGACACTGCGTAGGTGTCGATCAGCTTCTCGTATCCGATGGTTGAGGCGGACTGGAACAGTGCAGCGTTCTCGTTCGTGAGGTGCGGCTGCGGGTAGTACACGCGCCCGAGCTTCCCCTCCTTACGGATCTCCACACCGGACGCCACCGGGTGGAT